TAGCCCATTTTTTCATCAATTGTTTTTTAACTCTTGATAAAGTTGAACGAACTTGTGATACACTTGCTTCATTTACTGATTCTTTCACCAAATTGATATTTGACATTCCACCACCAGTCATAATTCCTTTTTTAATTGACTTGTTCATTACATAATCAACCACAGCGGATAATTTTTTCATATCACCATCAGCACTTACTCTGTATCCGTCTGAATATTTTTGTAAATCTGCTCCAACTTTTTTAGTAATATCTTTAAGGTGTTTTACTAAACTCTTATCTTTAATTTTTGTAAATTTCAATACTTTTTCTGTTCCTTTGACTACCTTTTCATTTACTTTTCTAATTCTTGATTTACCTTTTTCTGGGTCATAATTAAAGTTAGGTTTTTTTGGAAACCTTTCTCCGTTTTTAATTTTATCTTGTCTGACTGCAAAAACTGATTCTTTTTTGGTTAAAATTCTTGCTATTAAATCACCTTTGTATCGAGTTCCGGTGTTTCTATATGCTTTACTAATATAGTTATAAGATTTGGCTACTGCGTTTTTTGCAGTTCTTTCATTAAATCCAAGACCTTGTAAGTATTTAATGATTTGGTCTTTTTCTTTTTTAGATTCATTTACTGATTCTTTTTTACTTTGTGCTAGAAAAGGAATTACTCCAAATTTCTTTAATTGGTTTAAATCACTACCTTTTATAAAGAATTTTGCAACTGGTTTTATTTTAAATTGTTTACCCCTAATATCTCGATATTTCTTTTCATCTTTTTGTAATAATGCAAATGATGGTGGATAACCTGGAACTTTTTTATTACGAATTGATATTTCAAAATTACCACCAGGACCAGTTCCACGATATGATACTAATCCTTTCTTTACTAAGTTTTTAATATCTTTTATTTTATTTATTGGTGTAATTGTTTTTTCTTGTATTGTAGATTCTTTTAAATCTTTTGTTCCGGTTAATTCATAACCCAATACTTCTGCGTTTTCTAATCTTTCTTTTTCAAATTTTTTCTTTTCTGTTTTGGTTAAGAATTCATCAGAACCAAATCCTTCGTTAGTTCCTTTTTGTATACCTTTTTGTGTTCTAGCATATTTAGTCACATTTTTAAATATATTTTTAACATCATCAAGTTTAGAAGCTCTCATTGCTTTTCTATAATCTGTTTTTAAACCTTTTTCTTCTTGTTTGATTTGAGTGTTAATCATATTTAAAAACTTTTTAAGAATTTTTTCAAATCTACCTTGATAACTACCTAATCTTTTAGAACCAACTAATGCATAATTAATATCAAAAGTTAATTCACTTAGTTCTTTTCTTCTTTTATTTGGTTTTTTATTGTCATAAAAATTACCATAAGTTAACAATTCTACAATACCTTTGTAAGCTTTGTAAAGTTCATCTCTTTCTTCTATGGATAAACCTTCTTTATTTTTAAGTTTTTTAAATCCTGCTCTCATTTTGTTTGGAACACCTGCACTCTCTTTCAGTTCCCTATCTTCTTCTCCGGTTCCACCAGGTGATTTCAGTTTATAATTAGGGTCTTCAGCAGACATAACATAACCACAACTTTCAACATAATCCTCAACCATTGATTTAATTTTTTCACGAAGTGCTTGTTCTACCTTTTTAGGAAGTCCTTTGTGTTTTGTAGATGCAAATTTTTCAACATCTTTCTTTTTCATATCGTCTGCCGCGTCTTGTGCTTTTTTAGAAAATTTAGAAGCTGGTTGGTCTCCTTTTTGTATTGCTCTAACAATACCCATAAATTTTTGTTGTTGTTTTGATTGAGCAGGCATTATTCGTTTGCTCCTTGAACTATTTTTTTACCTCTTTTTCCACCAGATTTATATTCTATATCTTTCAATATATCAGGTAAACTATCTCTTAATTGAAATCCACTTTCATCATTTAATAATTTTTTAACTTCTTCTAATAATTTAAACCCACCAAAATCTCCAATCAATCTATTACCAATTTTCTTTCCTTTGGTATCACGAAATACATCTGATACTTTTTTATTATTGAATTTATCAAATTGTTTGTATGCATTTACAGTTTGTCTCCATTTTGGAAACAATATTGAACCTAATCTTTTTGGAACACTATAATCAACTCTTTCCGGTTCATTAAAGTTTTTAGGATTTTTTAATGCTTTTTCTAATTTTTTAATCAATACTGAAACCGGTTCTCTAATGAAATCTGGTTTCCAATGTCCTAAATTCCAAATTGGTGTAATGTCTTCTCTATCATCAAAGTCAATACCAACAATATCTATTTTATTAATTAATTTTAAAAATTCTCTCATTGATTTAATTAATGGGGTGGCGTGATATTGTAGATTGATGTATCCGTATATTGTAGATTTGGCTTTTCTTACTGGTGGTTTCAATACCGAAACCATATTTTCATTTAAAACTTCTTCTTTTATGAGTGATTTTAATTGTATCATTTTATAAAAATCCTAATAAGTTATCTAAATCTTTTAATGCTCTACGATTACCTTTCATTGCAGCTAATATAGCCATTGAGTATCGTCTTCTTTGACTTGAAGAACCAGCATCTAATACATCTAATAAATCGTCTGCGTGAATTTCATATTTTTTTAGAAACTTAACAACATCATCTATTTTTCTACCAATTGTTTTTGCTAACTTTTCAGTATCCCTAAACTTTGGTTTAAATGATTCATTTACTAATTCTGTTAGTTTAATCATTTTTTTCTTCTTCCGTATTTTACAAATCTATCTTTTAAATCATAGAACAAATTCATCAATACTTCTCTTTTAGATTTACTTGCGTCTCTAATATTACCTTTATGAATACTTCTTGATAAATCTATTCTGTCATATTTACCTTGTTTCATATCTGATGTAAAAATACTTATTGCTTTATTCTGTGCTTGTCCAATAAGTTTTGCAGCTTTATTTACACTATCTATTGAGTGTTTCATTGCTTCTGGATTAGAATATGTTGAACTTCCCAAACTTGAAGGTGGAAATGCTTCTCCTAAGTGTTGTTTTGCAACATTTCTAACATCTAAACCAAATTCAATTACTTTTCTTTTAAATGATTGTTGAATTTCTTTTACTGATTTGTTCATGCCTTGTTTCATCAATAATTTAGAAATAATTTTTACTTCTTTTTTAATGTAATCAATATTTGTATTTATTGCACGAAATGATGCATCCAATTGTCTTTTTTCTCTTGGATTCATTTGTTCTGATAGAACATTTGAAGTATCACGAAATTTATTAAACTTTTCGTAAATACTTCTTAGTTGTGTGTCTTTTGTTCTTGGCACTACATACTCCTTTTTGGTTTATTTAAGAAACTTCTCATTACACCAATGGTTATTGTAATTCTTTGCAATATATCATCAAAAGCTTGTTCGTCTTTTTTCTTTGCTACTTTTTCTAAATCAAATGCTGTTTGTCTTAGATTTTTAGTCATTAATTGAAGTTTTCTATCACCAAATACATTAATACCGGCTCTTCTTGAAAGAGCTCCTTGTTCATCAATCTTTTTTCCACTATGTTTTTCCATTACTCCTGAAAATGTTGGTAATGGTTCACCAAACTTTCTTTCCCAAACTTTAGTTTCTTTTAATAATGATTTAAGTTTCATTTTATTCTCCCTTACATACTCTCTTTCACCAGTTTTTAAATTAGTTATATAACCTTCTTCATCTTCTTCTGACCACTCACTTTCTTTTTCTTCTGGTTTATCTTTTTGTGAATATCCGTGTCCATCAAGATAATCACCTAATGCTTCACTATCTTTTTCCTTTTCAATATATTCCAATTCTTCTTCACTCATACCAAGATTTCCTGCTAATTCTAATGCACTATCAAAATCATTTGCAACTACATCTCCATCATCATTTACAAATGTTGGTGTTTTTGGTTTACTATCTACTGGTTTATCTTTTTTAAACAAATCTTGACCTTTAACTTTTTCTGGTTTACCACTATCAGATTTATCACTAGTTTTTTTGTCTAATGGTTCTGCTGTTCCACCTTTAATGGCTTTGTCCATTGAATCTTTAGATTTGTAAACAACAACACGACCAGTTTCTTTTGATTTGGCTTTGAATTCTTGTTCTGTGATTATTGATTTTAATTTTAACATAATTTCCCTTTAATAATATCTTATATAGTCTATTGCTTTTTGTGATAAAATACCTCTACAATCATTAACGACATCAGCTGCATAACTATCTACATAACCACTAAGAGCATCTGACATATCTTTTTTATTTGATTCTCTTAAATAATAACTATATTTTTCATACAATCTTGATGAACGCTGTGATAATTCACTAGCCGCTTTAAATTGATTACTATCAAGTCTGTCTGATGCATTTTCTCCGTATTCTTTTTGCACAATTTTAATGTATTTTTTCATTGTTGGACTTTTTAAATCCATAACTTCTTTCATCATTTTATCAAGATGTTTTACGGTTTTGTTAACCATTGCTTTAATCTTTTTTGGGTCGTTTTTCATTTTTTTAACCAAATCAGAATATCTTTGTTTTTGTTGTTTTGCAAACTCTTTGTGGTCAATAAATTTACTTGCACCATATCTAGCGGATTGTCTAAGTTCTGCTTTTCTTTGAGCTCTCATAAACTCACCACCTTTTTTCATATCAATATGATAATATTCTAATCCAGGAATACTTTGAATTGCTTTTAAACTTCTGTATCCAAATACATCTAATCCAACCATTTGTTTTGAATAACTATCTACTTCACCTGCTGTTCCAATCTCTGCTCTATAACTTGAACCAGTGTATAAAGCTTTTCCGTCTTTTAATACGGCAACAAGTCTTCCTTTTGTAAGACCTACATACGCTCTACCACTACTATAATAACCTTGTCTTACTTTACTTGGTAGATATTCAACTGGTTTACCAGCAACTGCAATAACTAAACCTTTGTTTTTTGGTGTTCTTAATTTTTCAATGTGATAGTCTTCTATTTTATCCCATTCAACTCCGTATCTTTTTGCTGTCTGTGAAAAGAAGTCTCTATTTAAACCACCATATCCACTTGCTAAATTTCTTAAAACATCACTTTTAAATGCTTCAGTCAACATCATTGATTTTTTAACATTGTGAATTTCTTCTTTGATTATTTGTCTTAATTGTGATTTAGTTATTTTCATATTATTTCTCTGTAATGATATCGTGTATTAATTGTTCTGTTTTACACCAAATACCACAATCTGGTCTTTGTTCATATTGTTGAGTTTTATCAACTGATTCGTTCATTGGTGATAAAAATGCTCCGTGAGTTGAAGGATTTGATACAAAGTCAAATGCAATTAACTCAAAGTCTGGTTGAACTTCTTGAGTTCCAATTTCACCGATTGTTTCTACTGAACCCAATCCTCTTGAACTAATACCTAATTTGATACCTGATTTAAATAATTCTTTTAAAATATTTCCACTTGGTGTTCCCAATACTTCAACGGTACCGACTAAATCGTTTCCGTTAAAATGCATTTCCATAACATTGTGTGATGCATTCTGTAAGTTAACTACTGATGAGTCTGGGTGGTCTAATTCACCAAGTGCTCTTTTTTGTTGAATAAAGTTTTCTGTGTATTTTTTAGCTTCTCTCATCAACAAATCTTTTGGATATACTCTACCATTTTGATTTTTAGCATTAGCTCTTTGTAATACACCTTTAACAACTAACTTTCCGTCATTTGTTGACATAGACTCAGTTATTTGTTGTGGTGTAATCTCAAATGGAATATAATCTACTATTAATTGTTTCATTATTTTACCTTCTTCTTTAGTCCTAATGCATCTCTCATAAATTTTGTTACATTAGAACGATATTGTTTTTTTAATTCTTTTGATAATGGTTTGTTTGTTTTATCTTTGGAAACTTTTCCTTGTAAAACATCATCAAACTTATACATTTTATCACGAAAAGTAGCTTCTGCTTTTTTTAATCTTTCAATAGCTTTAGAAGCTCTGGCTTTATCTGAAATATCTTCCGATAAAGACATTTCCATAAGTTCTATGATTGTCTTTAATTCAGACAACTTCATTATCGTAAATTACCTACTCTACTGGCTAATTTTACTAATCTTTCTGAAATACTACTTAATGCTTTATGTGTAGTTTTCCAATAATCTTTTGAATCTACTTTTAATTCATTTTTTAATTTTTGATTCATTTTAATTGTTTTGTCTAATTCGTTTAAAGAATTTTTAACTTCACGAATACTTCTACCAATTTTTTGTTTTGGTGTTAAGGTTTCATCATTTCTCCAATCGTGATAACGACCCTCATTTACTTTTTTAAATCCTGTTGAAGTTGTTGCTATTGAATCTTCTTTGTCTTTATCTTGTTTTCTTTTTTTCTTTGATTGAAAAGCGTAAGGTGTTTTTGGTGGCCCCTCTCCTCCGTCTAAATTACCAGTCATTGAGGCTTCACCGATTTGTTCTTTTTTCCAACCACCACCGGCCGCTTTATATTTTTTTGCTGCCCAAGCATTAGCATAAGCACTTGGATAGACATCAAATTTCTTTTTGGCTTGTGATTTATAATAAGACCATTTGGAAGGATTGGTTGGTGTGTTTTTTTCTAAGAATAAATTAAGTTTTTCTTCTACACTTTCTAATGGTGCTAAACCTCTTTTTTTTCTTTTTTTGGCTTGAGTGCTTGCATATTCATTTGTAGAAACTTCTTCTTCTACCATTTCAATGATAAGTTTTTTTAGATTATTTAACGCTTGTGACATCTTTTAATTCCTTGATTAGTTCATAGTATCTCATTAAAGAAATAACTTGATTATCTTTAACGACTGATTTAGTTGTAAAGTTTTTTGCTTGATTGATAGCTTCCGTCAATTTGATTTTTACCACTTTATCATTTACTTTTCTGGATAGTGATTTTAACTCGTTTACAACCTTTGTGATTTCTTCATTTATGAACTTACCAAAAGAATTAGAATTAGATATATTGTTAATGTATTCTCTTAGAAGTGATTTTTGTGATTCTGATAAATTGGTATATTTTTTGTTGAATTTATCAACCAAAATTTGATATGATAATAATTGAGTATCTCTTTCTTCTTTTCTCAATGTTTCTACCAATGAACTTGGTTTTTGTTTCTTTGGTTTAGAAGTGATACTTTCTAAAATAGTGTATTTTGTATCAATAACTTGTTTTGGATTAAAATCTATTTTTGTTGTTTCTACTAAAAACAATTTATAAATAGACGCCAATGTTTTGTAATTAGATACTCTTGTATTAAAGAAATCTTTAGCTGAAAAAGTTTCTGATATTTCTTTAATTAAATTGTATTTTTCTAACTTTAATTCTTTATTACTAATTCTTTGTCTTGTTTTAATAACAGCTTCTAGTAATTTTTCTGCTCTTGCTTCTTCTTGATAAGAATTGGTTAAAAGAATATCATATAGTTCTTTCTCTTTACCTAATGCAGTGTTTTCATTAAAGTATTTTTTTAATAAATTTACTGATTTTGATTTTTTATTATTTAAAATGTCAGCTGTTACTTGTCTTGTTAAAATTTCAAATAATAAACCTGTATTCTTTATCTTAGAATGTTTTATTTTTTGGGACATATTTATTCCTTAACTCCTCTTTTTATAAACACCAATCCTTATTGATATACTCTATCAATTATAAATATAATGGAACTGAATAATTAATCAATTTAATTGTCATTTAAAGACGAAGAAACTTCGTTTTTATACTCAGTATCAACATCTTCAGCTTCATTGATTATTTTTTTATCAACTTTTGATTTTAATTTGTCTAAACCTAATGATTCTCTATAAGCTTTGCCGTATCTTGGACTAGAACTACGAAGTTTTTTTCTTTCGTGATTACCTAATGGGTCACGACCTCTTGCACTTCCGTCTTTTCCGTAATGTGGCATCTCTTTAGGTCTTCCAGCACCTTCCCAACCGCCTTCAGGAGAACCACCTTCTTCACCGAGTTCTTCGGTTCCAGTTCTACTGATATAATCATCTTCAGCGTCTTCTTGTTCTTGTTCAGCCGCTTGTTTAGGGTCTGTTCCTTCATTTTTAATTGACTCTAGTCTAAATTCTGTTTTTTTGTCTTCAACTAATTGTTCTTCAAATTCTTTTATTTCTTCTTCTGAAAATCCAAAAATTTGTTTGTATGACCAAGCTTTTGGTGTAACTGAATTTTCTGATAAATCGTTGAATGTTTGGATTCGTTGTCCTAACAATTCTAACTTTTCTTGTTCATAGATTTTAGATGGATTTGTCAATTCTAAATCAAAGTTTACTAAGTCTTGGTCTGTGTATCCTTGTGAATATAAATGAACAATACCAATCTTAGTTAATTCACTAACCATAATTCTTTGTATTCTTTCTATGGTTCTTGCAAATCTAACATCTTCTGCCGCTAGTGTTGCTTTTGATTCACTAGCTTTCTCAGCATAACCATAATAAGGCTGTGGTATCTTCAATGATGCTAATAATTTGTTTCTCAAATACTCAATATCGTCTGTGGCTTGATATTCTAAACCACTAAGGTTTTCTATTCTTGTTCCACTATCACCACCACGAACAGGTAAGAAGAAATCTTCTGTAATGTTTTGGATATTGTATTTTAAATTGTATTGTCCGTTTTCGTCAATAACCGGAGCTTTCTTCATTTTACCAACTATTTTTTGCATATATTGGTCAACTTCCGCTGGTGGAATATTACCTATGTCAATGTTGAATATTCTTTTTTCTGGTGCTCTCATAATTCTATGAATTAACATAGCGTCTTCCATAAGTGATAATTGTTTCCATACTTTTCTACCACCCTCTAACATTGAACGACCATAAGGTAAGAAGTTTGAATCTGAAATCATTCTAAAGTGAGCTATTTCATAGTTTTCAAACTCTGTTTTTGCTCCTTGTTGTGTTTGTCTTACATCTCCACTTTCCAATACAAACTTAGTGTAGTGTGGATTTTCTATATCTTCACCTTCTACTCTTTGAACATCATAACTTGATAAAGGTTCTACATTTGTAATACCATATTTTTCATTAATATCTAATTTCAAAAAGAAGTCTCCGTATTTACACAAGTTTCTTGTCCACGGGTATAAATTAAACTCAATGTTTAAAATATCGTAATATAAATTATGTAGAATATCGTGTATTTGATTGTTGTCTGATTTAATACTTAATATTTTTCCGTATTCTGATTTTAATGTTGTTTCGTCAGCATAAATATCAAGAGCTGATGAAATTAACGGGTCTGAATCCATTGCTTCATAATCTCTAAACAATCCCATACGCATTGTTTTTTGATACAAAGATTGATTGTATCCACTCATTCCACTAGGACTTTTGTATAGACGAGCAAATCTATCAACTAAATCTCCACTAGATATAGCTTGAACTTGTGCTGTGTCTGCTATTTTTAATTTTCTACCACCGACATTTCTAACAATTACATTTGTAGAAAATAGTCGTTGTAATCTACTGAATAAATCTCTTTCAGCCATTATTTCACCTCTTATTTAATTAACCAAGTTAAATCTTCTTTTTCCCCTTTAACATCCATTTCCCAAGAATCATTTGTTTCGGTATTTGAAGTATAAACTCCTGGATTGTGTCCAATACCTTGTATTGCTTTCTTAGAAAGTTCTATACCTTCACTTCTTAATCGTAGTGCAGTATCACGAACCCAAAGGGCTATTGCGAAAGACATTACCAAATCATCATTGTATCCGGTCATTGCTTCCGCTCTGTTTCCATTATAAATAAATACAAATAATTCATCAATTAATCTTTGAGAATGAACCACTACTGATTCTTCTCTAAACATTTCCTCTAACTTTGCAACAATTAAAGGTCTTGATTTAGATGTCGTTGAGAATCCAGGAACCATATTTCGTTCTTGACTTCTATATTTATTTGTTA